GCTTCTCAGCGTAGAAATCGTTAGAGTTCTCGCTGCTTACTACACTTCTCCGGTGACTACGATCTTCAACTTGTGGTTGAGTTTCTACTGCTTGTACTTCTGACATGGAATCTGACTCCAAGATTTGCTCGGTGATACCCGCCGATAGGTTGTTATTACTTTAATACTACTTTCAGTTCTTTACAACTATTTGGTAATAAAGATTTTTTCCAATGGTATTCCCATGTCTTTTGCAGATTCAACAATTTGCAAATACTTATGAGCACCAATGTTTTCCGGTGTTTCCGCAAACATTTTTTTAACAACATCATACGCCGCAGGATTGTTTTTCCATGTTGGCGTAATGTCGCCAGAATCATTCCAACCAGAAACCAATGAAAATCCGGCTTTGGGATCTGGATTGTATTTGTTTAATCCTAAACCTTGATGAGTAACTCTAACAGCACCTTGTTTTAGCAATTCATCGAAGTTTAAAGGCTGATAGTCTGGCTGCAAATCTTTGTTGTCGGCCACAAATGCCGCATACTTGTTGAAGTCAAAAGGATTTTCTTTGTCAAGTTTGCTGTTTACAAATTGACCTTTGTTATCAGAAGTAATTATTGTTGCCATCATTGAATTCCTTGTTGTGTCAATGGATTAGCACCAGAACTAATATCTTGTGCTGCTTCCGTCATATATTGATATTGCTCCTGATTACGGGCAGCAATTTCACGTTCTAAACGGCTTGTATCCATGTGAGCCAATAGCAAATCGGTAATAGCTTCAATTTCAATCTTATTCTGGCTAGTAATAGCGCGGGTATTTTGGTCATTAACCCGAACTTCGGCCATTGTTTCAGTATTGTGTGCTTTAGCGGTTTGCCGCATAAGTTCGCGTTGAGTTTCAGCTTGTTCCTGCATACCTTTAACGGTTGCGCCGTGTTTAATATCCAATTGAAGCTGCTGAATAAGCTGTTGCATTTGCTGCATTTGCGCTTGATTCTGTTGCAATTGCATTTGAACTTGCGGCGGAATATCTGATTTCTCGTCAATTTGTGCCAGTGGATTAGTAGCAGCAAGACGGTCAGCAATAACATCTGCGCCTGGAAAGTCCATGTTACGGAATACCAAGTCACCGGCAGTTTGGAACAGTTGTTCGTTTTGGCTAAGCAGCGGCATCATGGCAGCAACTGCTTCCTGACGCTTGCTGTTGAATCCTGGGCCGGTTTCCATGACTACATCATAACGACCAACAGTAACGTCATTTAGCACTTTCTCAACGCCTGTTTGCTCATCTGTGACACGCTGGTTAATCGTTGTGAGTTCTGGCTTGCCATCTACGCCAATAATGCGCATTACGCGCTCGGTATCGTAAATTTTCGGAATCAAATCGAGAATAACCTTGCCAGTCCAACGCATGGAACGGGTCAGATTGTCATAGAAATGCCAGTTAGACATATCCGATTGTTGCTGCTGACCATTTAAAGCCTTACCGGAAATATTTCCAAGGTTGAGCTGTGACGGGTCAAAAATACCAACAACCGATTTCAGGTCAGAATTAATCTGCTCGGAAGCTGCCATAACACCAGCAGGAGGCGCTTCTGGCTGTACGCGGGTTGGTACAGGAGCCGGATTGCCTTCAATGTCTTTTTGCTTGTAACGAAGAACTGGATAGGCTTTGACGTTAGCCATCATCCATTCGTTTTCGTGGCCTTCGTCTTGACCTTCAGCAATCAGCCACTTGGCTTTCGGGGCCAACGCAACAGATTCGGTGAAGGCTGTCTGCCAGAAGTTATACATCCGTTGCGGGTCTTTAGCCTGACGAACCAGACCAAACCGCTTCTTTTTATTCTCAACAATGAGCTGTTCGCCTATTACAGGAATAATCGGAATGTACTTTCCAGGCCAAATAGCTGTTTCCAGCACTTCCATTGAAGTTAGCTTGCACCAATGGATAACCTTTTTGACGGTCTCGCGTACATCAACAACATCATCATCGTTGCCTTCAAACTCGTCTTCATAAACTTCCGAGCCATCAATTAGCTTTAGAAGTTTGGTTTTCGTGCGTTTGGTGTAGAAATATTCGGCAATGCGAATATCGTTTTTCATCACCCAGTTTGAATCTGTATCACCTGTTCCGCGATTAGTAAACGAGCCATCATCCGCATCAGGATACATTTTGCGGAATACGTCTTTGCTGATTACTTCCGTGATAAGTACTTTTTCAGCGTCAGAGCCATCAGGTGCAACAGAGTTAGGGTCAAAGTAAACGGTAAAAGGATTAACGATTTGCTCAATGAAAATCTCTTGGTCGAATGAGTCATCACTGATGTAATCAGTATTAACACGCCAATAACCCCAACCCATGCGTACAGCAAAATCGACAGCATTGTCATAGGCTTGGTCAGCGTCAGAATTTACTTGAATGTGGCGAATAATGCCTTCGTTAACTTGAGCAACTTTTTCGTCAGATTGCGTATTAGTACCATGCACTTGAATACGTGGGCGTTGCTGGCGAATGTTATTAACAACCTGACGGCAGAAAGCGCCAATCTTGTTAATAGTCAGGCATGGACGGGCTTCAAGAGTACGCGAGTTCTGGATTTCTACCGGCCATTGGTCACCAGAAGCAAATTTCAAATCTTCAAGTGCTTCCTGACGATTCGTAGTTTCTGCTTCGTTACAGGTTTTTAGAAAATCAATTGCATCCTGAATTTCAGGTGCAGAATCGTAATCTTGATAATGACTCATAGCTAGTCCTATGCGTGACGGGCAAATTTGCCGTGTTGCTCAATTCTATACAATCTTACGGCGTTTTCCGCATCTTGTATATCATCAAATCGTCCAAGATGTACCGTGTTACCGCTTGTCATTACTTTTGCTTCCCATTTTTTGCGGGAATTTATCCAACTAACGCCTTTAACGCCAGAAGTATTAGCTTTAGACAATTTACTGTTAAAACTGTTTTGTTGATTTGTTGCTGCGCGCAAGTTTTCTATACGATTGTTCAACGGATTACCGTCAATATGGTCAACCTGTTCTGGCAAATATCCATTGTGCATCATAAATATAATGCGGTGCACAAGATATTCCTTATGACCAATTCGTGTTTTTAGATAGCCATTTTTCATCAAACAGCCGATTAAATCGCCTATTTTTATTTTGTTCTTAGCGCGGCATACTTTGGAAATAAGAAGCCCGTCTTTGTATTGGAACAATTCATTAAGTAAATCTAATTTTATGCCCATTGTTAGCCCATCCAGCCAGAAGGTACAGCTTGATAGTTAGCTTTTTTAGGCTGTATTTTTTTAGGTTCATTAACCATTAAACCAAGCATCCTGAACGCATCCGCCCCATGAGAATATTGGTCATGTAATGGATTTTTGCTGAATAAACCAGTTTCAGGGTCCACTTCATAACGGTAATGACGCAAACATTGTAAGCCTTCGTGACAGTTTTCCCTGTCAAACCAGCAATTATTAAACATTGTACGCGCAGCATTGATGGAATCAACAATTGGTGTGCGCGGAATGATGCGTGTTTTATAACCGGCGTTTCTTACAATTTGCTCAATTGACCTGCCATTTGCAGCAAGCGTCTTGTTTTCGGCATCGTGAGGAAGCCAAAGAGTATCGTAAACATAGCCAAATTCCTGCATCTTGGCGAGATACCAAGAAATAGTCTGTTGGCTAGACTCGAAATACCTAATCAGACGGGTTTCCATGCCTATAAACTGCACAAACCAAATGGCCGTAGAATCAGACCAGCCAAGGTCAAAGATTGCGTGTACAGGCTTTACAGGGTCATACGCAACCTTTGTCAGCCTATTTTCTAGCTCTGCCATCTGCATTTCTTTGGCAAAAATAGCCCCATCTACCGTCTGCTTGCACAGACCTTCCCATACCGTGTTATAAGCCGCAGGGTCTCTGGATTTAAGAGCGTCTTTTTCCAGCCGTAGCGTTTCAGGAAACCACGGATTGTCAGACCAGTTAATCTTTTGAACAATACAATCAGGAGGAGGGTTAAGAACAAATCGCTGATATGTTTCATCGGTTTCCAGTTCTGGGTTAAATGTCACCCAAATCTCAGATTGCTCTTTACGGATGGTAGGAATAAGCACATTCCAGCTATGCCGCGATACCGTTTGTGCTTCTTCCACCCAACAAATATCAATGCCTTCAAAGGATTTGACGTTTGCAACATTGTTTTTTAGGCCGACAAATGCAAACTCCGTCCCGTTTTTACCCCTGATACTTGCCTGTGTAATCTCATAGAACGTAGAAAGCCCCATTGCTTCAATCTGGTCGCTCAATAGCTTGTGTACCGAATCTTTGATGGAAGTTTGAAACTCACGCGCACAAAGTATGCGAATCTGCTTTTCCGCACCTTTTACCAACAATGCCCTTGCTACGCCCCAAGATTTAGCGCCGCCACGCCCACCGTACAAGACTTTATAGCGAGAAGGCTTAAACAAGCATTTCAGCTTGTCAGGGAACTCGATAGTAGCCGTTTTTTCTTGTTTCAAAATAACGCCTCTTGAATTTCTGCTTTAGCATTATTTATTCTGGCTTGTGCAATTTCAACATATTCAGCTTCCCGCTCAATACCGATAAAATCAAATCCTTCTAGCTTTGCTGCTTTTCCTGTGCTGCCAGAACCCATAAACGGGTCTAGTACGACGCCACCTGGCGGCGTCACCAGTCGGCACAGGTAGCGCATCAGGTCGGTCGGTTTGACGGTGGGGTGCGCGTTGCCTTCCCCACGATCCCGCTTGCTGGCCTTCGCGCAGTAGAAGAAGCGGGCGGCGTCACCAGCCAGAACGGTCACTTCCTCGCTGCCGTCGTGAATCAGGTTCGCAGGCCAGCGGCCCGCTGGATTTTGTGTGTAAGTGCCACCCTTATCGACACCGTAAATCGAACCTGTGTTTGCGCTTGGGTTTCTACTGCCATTTAGTGCGTCGTCAGTCGCCACCCTACACCCATCTATATTCAGCCCGCCCGTTCCCCACGCCAGCACGTTTTCCGCGACTGTTCCGGTCAGCGGTTTGCGGGCGACGGTGATCGGTTCCAGCGCCGGTTTCAGCGCGGTGCCCCAGCCTTGCCATTGACGGGCGGCGTCGGTGGCGGGTGCGGTGATCGAAATGTATTTCCCTTCGTTCACCCCTAGACCGGCTTCGTACAGTCCGGTCTTCGGCGTGCCGCCCATCTTTGTTCCGACGGCCTCGCGTTCAGCGCCCGCCGCCTTATCCAGCGCCTTGCTAACATCCAGCGACTTCGGAAAACCAGACCCATACACCCAGGCGATCATATCGCGGATTTCAAACCCAGCGTCTTCGATGCGGACAGCCATGCGGTGCTGCGTTCGAGTACCGGCAAAAGCTAATAGATAGCCGCCAGGTTTTAATACTCTTAAACATTCTGCCCAAACTTCAACTGATGGCACATCGTAATCCCATTTTTTACCCATGAACGACAGACCATAAGGCGGGTCAGTCACTATGGAATCAACAGAATTATCGGCAAGTTCTTTAATCTTTTCTAAACAATCGCCATTAATCAGATTTGTTTTCATCGGCTTCTATAAAACTGACATTTATAGCTGTTAATAAAGGTGCGCCATCAGCGCCGGTAATCTCTTGCTCAGTCTTGTCTTTCCAGCCCAACACGTTTTTA